CCTCGCCTTTTTTAATCGACTCAAGTGACCTGTCGACAGCGTCACCTAAAAACAGATCAACAGACAAAGTATATTTATCAAGGTGCAAATCTGTAATCGTCCCCTTTTTGTGCGGAAGAATAGCCGATAGTGCTTGTCTAAGTGAATACTCAAATTCTTCGGGAGGCGTTTCGTTTTGTGTGACTTTTCGCCAAGCCCAGAACGCTGCTTGATCTTCATGTGAATAATCACTAATAACTGCTCGAGCTTCGTTCTGTGATTCGACGGCGGCATCAGATAGCTCGTCAATAAGACTTTCGTTAACAAAGCGATACGGGTTGGATAAGTCTTCCCCTTTTAGGAGTGCTAATTTTGCGTTGTAAACATCGGGAGCTAATTGGCTCCGCGCTAAAGTTTCCCACTCCAAGTTAATCGCGTCGCGGCGACGACACGCTGTGAGATAGTCTCGCGTCTCGAGATTTATTTGTATTAATTCTTGACCTAAAATTTTATGAAGATTTTTAGGAGGTCTACGTATAAACCAGTAGACTTTATATCGTTGTTTGATGTATTTTACGCGCACTTAGAAACACCTGGTTAGTTTAATTAATAAGTTTACAGTTAAGTTTACAGGTTTTGTGTATCGGAAGGTAGGTATCTAAAGCGTTTGCGGACTAAAGAGTGCTTTTATTTAGGCTCCCTCATCCCCGACCAATCCACACAACCCAGTGTATTCAGGGCCTCTAGCCCTCCCTCTTTATAAATGTTTACAGTTTTGTTTACAGATTTGTTTACAGATTTCAATAATGTATAGATGCTGTACTTTTGCTATGCGACAGTAACTAGATTTAGTCTTCAAGAACACTGAGATTAAACCCTCTACTTCGGTCTTCTGGCCGATAAATAGCTTCGAAATAACTTTTTAATTCATAATGTCTAACACATTCCTTTGCAAAAGCGTGTGTGTCTACGCCTAATATACCCGCCCACAAATCTACATCTGCCGACGGTATACGGACGCGTCCTTGCTCTATTTGTGAGATAAAACTGACATATTTTTGATCGGCAAGTTGTGCCACGTCGTGTTGCGTAAGTCCGGCAGCTACCCGTAAACTCTTGACTAACAGCCCCATCTCCTGCCTTTTTGCAGCATCGTGACGTTGATTTTTTGGCCTCGGCTTCTGATGCACGTTTTCTTTAGTAATCTCGCTTGAGATACTCATTGTTTTTGCCTTTTTTAAAAGTTTTTATTATAGGTAATGCCTATAGTATAGAACATATCTATAGTAATTTCACGCTAAACAGCGTTTAAATCTTCATATATGTGAATTACACATGAATTTATTTTTAAACACAAATGAATAAAAAATAGTTTACATTCCTCAGATAGTGCTTTACTGTATAAAAAGTGTCCAAAAATGACGAACTGGTGGACAGTACGACCCTCGGTTATTAAGTAGGGGAGGCAGTAAAGTGATTGTATGTGGTATGTGTTTGTGTTGTGCAACCAACAACAACCAACAACAACAATCAACAACTAGCAACAAGATAGGTAGAGGAGAAAGTAATGCAAGGGGAAATAAAGGAAGAGTTTTGTTGTGGCAAGGAGCAGACGAGAGAGCAGTACGCTTTCACGGTCTACTTAACTTGTCCGCAGCAGACCGATCAGATGCTTTGGTGGTGTGCCAAGACTGATGACCATAAATTAACTTACTAGGGGTAATAGTTATGAACAGTAAAAAATGCTTTACAGTTGGACAAGAGGATAGGACTTGTTGTTGGTGGATGATGTCTCTTTCGCTACTTACGGTAGTGAAACGGGGGTTGTCCAATGAACTTAGAACATGAGCTTATTGAAGTCCTTTGGGAACACCGTATGTCAGTTGACGGTGAAGACCACTACAAAAAAACAATCGAAAATAAAACAATCAATGAAACAAAGCTTGGTGAACAGCTTTTACAAAAGATTGCTGTTTCAGTAGAAGTAGAAATAGATAAGCGTCAAAAGTCAGCCAGTAAATCTTTATTCTCAGGTCGCTCGGGTAAAAGAGAACATTGGTGTCACTTACTCCCGATGGTAAAATCATACGAATCTGCTTTTTGTATCACAGAATCACTGATGTATGAGCTTTCAAAGCCTAACCCACCCACCTATCACCATCTGTGTCTAGCATTGTCTGAGGCTTTTATTCGTGAGATACGTTTCCAAAACTGGCGAACAGCCAACAAAGGTTATGCATCTTACTTTTTAAAGAAGAACTCAGAAGCGTTAGCGTCGAAGGGTCAGCATCTTCGTTTTGCTCGAAAAATGGAAAAGAAGATTGAGGAATACCTTAACGGTGATGACTACGACCTCGGTCGTCGAGCGCGTCTTTCTTTGGGAGCGTTGTTGTTTGATTGCATTAAAATCGCACAACCTGATTTGATCGAAGAAAGAAAGCGAATGGCACCCAAAGGCATGTGGAAGGCGTCTGTTATCTATTGGACCGATAGCTTTCTGGATGACATAAGTCGACTACACGCTGTTGCTTCGGTCGCCCAACCGGTGAGACGACCTATGTTAGTGCCACCCAGACCTTGGAAGCGTGATGCTGATGGGAAAATAAAAGGTGGTTATTACTTGTTGGAGCAAAAGGTTTACCGGACTGATTGGCAACCTCACGTTTTTGATCCGAGTGATGAAGCTCTTGAGGGGCTTAACATTATTCAAGCAACTCCGTGGAGAGTATGTGATCCGGTCCTACAGTTTTTAAAGCGTAACCCACAATGTGCGCCTCAGTACCCTCGCTCAAAGCCTAAGAAAATGGCTAAAGAGCAGTGGGAGTCGCTCGATGACGAAACAAAAATAAAGGTACAGCAACAGTTTAGTGATGATCTGGCGATCTTCACAAGCACTACCAGTAAGGCAATGACCTTTGAGCGACAGATGCTACAAGCCTGTGAGCTTGAGGATAAAGTCTTTTGGCAGCCCCACGCGTTCGATTTTCGAGGCCGTTTATACCCTTCAAATCAGATGCTGACAAGCCAAGGTGACCATGTCGCCAAAGGGTTGATACAGTTTGCCAACGGTAAACGATTAGGTGAAAGCGGTCTAATGGCTTTAAAGCTTCAAGTCGCTAACACCTTTGGGTGGGACAAAGAACTGTTAGAGGTTCGAATAGCGAACGTCGACGCCATGCTTGATGAGATCATGGAGTTACCCTACTGTGACACGATTGCAAACAAACTCATTGAAAATGCTGATGAGCCTATGTCATTTTATGCGTCCGCTTGGGAACTATCTAAATGTTTGTCGTCTGATGATCCAACTGAATACGTGAGCTACACACCGATTGCGGTCGACGGAGTCACTAACGGTTTACAACTGCTGTCACTCTTGTCAAAGGATTCGGTCGGAGCGGAAAAAACTAATTGTACGGCTTCTCCGGCCAGAAACGACCTGTACATGGAAGTAGCAGTAAAAGTCATAGAAATTATGACTCGCCTACGTAATGACTCTGAGACTGACGCTGAAACATTAGCGGCCATCGAAGCCTGGTGGCCAAAGATGCAGATACCAAAAAAGGCTCGTGGCATAACTAAACGGCCACTGATGACAACGAGCTACGGCGTCACTAAAGAAGGCATACGGGAGCAACTAGTTAGTGATCGCATGGTTGATGATATTGTTGTTCCCAAGTGTTTTAGTCATCTACGGCCAAAACAAGCTAGACACAAACTCGCCGGCTATATGCGCGATTGGATCGTGGAAGGTCGTGTGGAGGCGGTCAGTCGCTCAGTCATTGTGATGGATTATTTAAAGAAAACAGCAAAAGTCTTAGCGGATAATGGCACACCGTTGCAATGGGTCACCCCTGATGGTTGTGAGATAACACAAAAGTATGTTGTCTTAAAAGATCAAAAAGTCAGGACATTTGACAACTGGATGCGCCGGTTACGAACAAGGACGGACAAGCTTTCGCCGTCTAAAAATGCGGGGGCTGCGGCCCCTAATGTTGTTCATTCGCTAGACGCGTCGATGTTAAGAATGACGGCTGTACAGCTTAGTGAGCGTGGCATTACGGACATGGCTTTTGTTCATGACAGTTATGCTGTACATGCGTGTCACTTGGATGCGTTAAATTTAGTGTTACGGCAAGTCGCTGTAGATATGTTTAAAGGCGATTGGCTCAACGACTCTTTTTTTGAGGGTCTTAACTGGTTGGTTGAGGATAAGTTTGTCTTACCTGAACCGCCACCCCAAGGCACGTTGGATGTCGAGTCTGAAATTCCACACGCCATTTATTTTTTCTCATAACTACAGGTATTACCTATATGCGTAAATCAATAGATCAGTACAAAGCCGAGCAACAATGTGACGTTGCTGTCTTTCATCACGTCGACGGGTGTTACAGCACAATTGGTCGTTTACCAGAAGGCGCTGAAGTCGCGTCAGTCTGTTACACCACCGACGACAAACGATTAATTGTCAGAGACATTGCACGTCTTTCTGACATGGTTCGCCATTACAAACAAGGCTTCTTAGTGCTCGATGGACAGCCCACTTTGGCTGATAAGCCCAAGCCTAAAACGGCTAAAAAGAAAGCAGTGAAGGCTGATGACGAACTGGTGGTCAGTATGACCAAAGAACAAAATCCTTAATTTTCCGATGGAGGAATACAAGCATGTCAATTAAAACTAGTTATTTTAAATGTGTCACACAGCCCTTTAGTGTGAGTTACCCAAGCCTTCACAAGCCAAACACCGAAGGTAACTTCCCAAGCGGCAAGTACGAAGTCACTGCCCTTTTAGATAGCAACGAACATTCAGACACTCTTAACGCTATCAAAGCGGCAGTTGACTCTGCGTTTGACGCTAAATGGCCTAACCAGGATCAATCTGCACGACACAACCCACTTCGTAAGCAGCCGGATGGTACTTACAAAGTCAAGTTTAAGACTAAGTCAGCCCCTATCCTAGAAGATGCAACGGGTAGCAAGCTTGCCGAAGACATCATCGTTGGGTCTGGTGACCTTGTTCGATGCGCGTGCACCGTGGCGGCATATGAAGGAGCAAGTGACGGCGTTACGATTTATTTGAACAAAGTGCGTTTGATTGAAAAGCGTTCAATTGGTGATGGCGTAGATGACTTTGGTGGACCTGAAGATGGCTTCAATCAAACTGTTCAAGCGGAAGTTGGTAGTGGCATTAACTTCTAGCAAAAGCCTTGAGAAAGGTTTGTCAAAGTGTCCCCCTCACTCTGACAAGCTAAAGCCGTCCTTTATAGATAAAGTTCCCCTTTTTTCTTTGTCTACAAAAGGGCGCACCCTTTCTAATCACGACATAGAACAACTATGTGTACGGCATACGAAGCTATCTCGTAAGCAGTGGCGTGCGCTTCCTTCGGCCACTCGGTCTAAGTATCGCTCTACGGTGCGAAGGCACTTCCATGAGCTACTAAGAAGTGATCCGTCTTGGATATATGTGTTCTATAACCAAGCGTGGCCTGAGTACTGCAAGATCGGTGTGACTAACAACGTCGCCCAACGATTGACTAATTATAACGTGCATTGTCCGAACGCTGATTTTGTTTGTCTACGTGCTGAGTTTTTTCATAACCATGATCGGTGGATAGCTGACATCTATGAGCACTTTGCTGACGCACGTTGTTCTGGTGAGTGGTTCAAAGTTGCGACCACTGAAGCTTGCGAGTATCTACTTAGCTTGAAGGAGGAATCAGATGCTGTTTGATTTTGATGCTTTTGATGAGCCGCAATATCTTTACATCCCGATTCCACCTGTACCGGCAAGCCGTCCGAAGGTTGCTAGGTTTAGCACTTACTACCCCAAGCGTCACCAACAATATATGAAGTCGTTTGCTAACTTTATCGCCGTCATGCCACCTCAGTGGAATTACTTACCAAAAGATAAAAGACTCTTTGTCATTATCGAGTTTGCCTGTAAGCGACCTAAGAAACCTACTAATCCGATACCGCGCTACGACATCGATAACTTGATGAAACTACCACTGGACTGCATGACATCATCCGATATGTTTTGGAAAGATGACTTCCAGATTGAGGCCATCGTTGCTCGTAAACGCTACGCCGAACCCAATGAAGAACCCCACACAAAAATACAAGTAATGTCGCTTTAAACTCTGTAGGAGGAGTAAATGAGAGAATACGAAGATAGCGAGTTGGTCGAAAAGACTGCTTGCCCCAATTGTCCGTCGTCTGACGCATACGCTATATATGATGATGGCGGCGGTAAGAGTCATGGTTATTGCTTTAGTTGTACTACCTATGTACACGACTTAACAAACGATTTTGATGAGCCAGTCCAACAGACCATCCAACAGACCATCCAACAAAAAACAACAACCTTCCCTAGAGGAGAGTATCAGGACATCCCTGTCCGTAAATTGTTTTCTAAATCACTTCAAAAGTTTGGATACACCGTCGGCGATGGTAAGCACTATGCGCCCTACTTCGACAAGCATGGCACACAGGTCGCGGTAAAGGTTCGTGGTGAGAATAAAGAATTTTACGTTGTTGGTGATATGAAAAAAGCAGTGCTTTTTGGTCAGCAGTTATGGGCCGGAGGCGCTAAAAGATTAATTATTCTTGAAGGTGAGCTTGATTGCGTGTCATACGGACAAGCTACTAACTTAACGTGGGAGTGTGTGTCTGTGCCGTCAGGCGCGGCAGGAGCTGCTAAAGCGGTTAGAAAAAACATAGAGTTTATAGAAAGCTTTAATGAGGTGTGCTTCTGTTTTGATAACGATGAGGTCGGTCAAGCAGCCGCAGTAGAATGTGCCGCCCTACTTCGACCAGGTTTAGCTAAGATTGCTCAGTTGCCATTAAAAGACGCGAGTGACATGTTAGTGTCGGGTCGTGTCGAAGAGCTTAAAACAGCTATCTACACCGCTAAAACTTACAGACCAGATGGCATTGTACAAGGTGCTGAGATTGACTTAGCTGAAGTTATAAAAGCCACCCCCAAGGGTTTAGATATCCCTTATCTCGAGCTTAACCAAGCACTCCGAGGCTTCCGTAAGCGTGAGCTATATCTGTTAACTGCCGGGTCTGGTGTCGGTAAAAGTACCTTTGCCAAAGAGTTAGGCGTTCACCTAGCAAAAGAACACGGCCAACGTATTGGTTGGGTCATGCTAGAGGAGTCGCTTAACAAGACCGTACAGTCGATTGTAGCCATTGATAATGATGTACCGGTTGGTGACCTCATGGAAGACCCATTGCGCTTAGAAGAGTCCGAGTGGCGTAGAACGATGTATGAGATTGTAGAGAATTGTAGCTTTTATGATGCGTGGGGTAGTTCTGAGATAGATAACCTTATGCAAAAGCTTCGCTACCTAGCGGTCGGCTGTGAGTGCGATTTTATTGTGTTAGATCATTTGTCGATGGTAATTTCAGGCTTAGACGTTGAAGAGAGAAAAACCCTCGACATGCTTATGACTAAGCTTCGTCAATTTGTCGAGCAAACCGGTGTCGGCGTTATCGCCATTAGTCATCTGAGACGGAACAACAGCAAAACCTCATTCAACAGAGCTGGTGAGGTAGACCTAAATGATCTTAGAGGATCAGCAAGTCTCGAGCAATTATCAGACGTCGTATTGTCTGTTGAGAGAAACATGATGGAAGACGACAGAGAAAAAGCTGAAGTCTCTCAGATACGTTTGTTAAAGAACCGCCCGTTTGGGCAAACAGGGCCAGTGGGTTTCGTAAAGTACGACCGTCACACCGGCAGACTCAAGCACTATGACAACGACATGCCAGTAGATGTTGCTGATTTTGATGTGCCTTTTTAATACAGGTATTACCTACTAGAGTAATACAGGAGGAGAAAATGTGGATACTACCGAACAACTACCCACTGTCATCAGCTTTTGCAGCGGCTACGGGGGTCTCGAGCGAGGAATTAGCCTTGCCGGATTTGAACATCGAGTCATCGCTTATGTGGAGATCGAAGCCTTCTGCTGTGAAAACTTGGCAACGAAGATGGAAAACGAGCAGTTGGATGCCGCGCCTATATGGACGAATCTTAAAACC